TAGTAATATTCCTGATTCTCCATCTACCATTCTTGATAAAGTAGCATTAACACTCTCTAATCTTAGGGCTACATCGTTACTTGGAGCTGGTCTTGCATTGATTCCACGTCCTCTAAGTATCTGAAATGGAGTAGATTCATCAGTTTGTACCCTATGGTCACCAGCTGGATCGCCAAATACAATGAATTGTCTAGGTAAATACTCTGCCATTTTCTGTTTCATGATGTCAGAGAACCTAACAATACCCATATCCTCTGCTACTAATTCATCTAAGATTACCCATCTGCTACGTATTTTCATACCAAATACACACGCAGGTGTTAATCCAAAGTCAATTCCTACATAAATTGGTGCATCAGGAAGTATAGCTATATCGCCTTTAGCAACGTGTACATCTTTCCTAAACATCTCATATACAGGCTTACCATCTTCTATTTGTCCTAGTTTGTTAAGGACATAGACATCAATCCATGATTTAGACTTACCACGTACAATACTGTCATAGTAGTTCTTAGTAAGGTTCTTGCCATTTTCTTTATCTGGGTTATCTGTGTAACCCTCTAATTCTTTTTCTTTATTTCTATCTTCTAGCATTGCTGGTGGTTGATTATAAAATATCCAGTTATCAGGTTTGACTAACATCTTAGCTTCTTGTTTGGTTATATAATCAGGAAGCATTGCTTCACCTGATAGGATTGACCACCAATGGTCAGTATCAGGTGGGTTAGTATCACATATCACACCATACCAACTAGGACCACCATCACGCATACTAGGAAAACGTCCAACACGCATAGTACATGCATCAACAATTGACTTAGGTATCTCTCTTGCTTCATTAATCCATACTCCTGTTAGCTCCAATGATAGTAGTTTCTTAACATCATCTGGTCTATCTAGGGCTAAAAATATAACTTCTAGGTCTAAATCACCTTTTTTTATCCTATGTGTATAGGGAACGCTGTAATTGAACTTACCCCATTCATCTTCTGGAAACCAGTCGATCCAAGTTTTTATTGTGGTTGTTTTCAATTGTGGGTTGGTATTTCTTATTACAGCCCATCTGGAATGTCTTATACCATCTTCAGCTGGTTCCTGCATCAATGCTCTGCGCATGATTTCAATACAGCAAGATACTGATTTGCCACTACCTACTGGACCACGCAGACCACGAAAGAACGAATTGTCTTTCATAAATTGTTTAAGTATTTCGCCGTCAGGCTTATAGGTTAACGAGGTCATGCTCTACTGCCAGCTTATATAACTTCTCTAATGTTACTGCTGATAAAGATTCAAGCACTCTTTCTGCTTCTCTATCGGTTATTGCTTCTTTTGGCAATCCTTTCATATGGCTCATCTTAACAGCAATGATAAGCTTTTTCATAGCTGGTGCGTTGTATTTTCTTAGGGTTTCTATTGAATGTGCCATTGGTATCTAAAAAATATTTTCAATCCATTTTGGGCTATTTAAGGTCGATTTAAGTATCTACCAGTTCTCTTGCCATCTTACTGGCTAGTTCTAGTGAATGTCCTCTGGACATCTTAATCTCTATAACTTCTTTGATTCGTTTGTTTCTGTAAGCTCGTTTCTCTTTTTCCTCATTAGCAATCATTTGCTTGGCTCTTTTTTCCATCTTGGTAAGTTTGCTAGCCATTACTTGATTCCATATTTATTATGAGTTTCCTGCATTTTTTTATTGTATTTCAATATTGCTTTATCTTTTTTAGACATTGGTTTTTGAGTTGTTGATTTGTTACCAGACAGTGTTACAGCTGTAAGTCCAGTCCCTGTTAAAAATCCTTTATCAAAACCAGTTATTAATGGCTTATGAAATTTAGCTACAGCATTTCCTGTAACTGGATCAATATCAAATCTTTTAAATTGTTGACCACTCATCTTGCCATATTCTCTAGCTTTTTCTATTCCAGTCTTAGTAGACTTTCTTATTTTATCTTTAGCTATCTTTACAGCATACTTTCTGCTTATAAGTGATAGTCCTCCTGTTACTAGTGGTATTAGTGCTGGAAATGCCATTATCTTGTCCTATATTTATCTGGGTTGTTTTTCTTATCTCTATCGGTCACACGTTTGAAGTTTCCAATAGCCAATAAGGTGCCGGGTACAGTAGTTTTAAGTTGATCTTTTAAAAATTTATTAGCCATGTTGCTCTGTTCCATCTTATATCTTTCATAGTTGCCTTTGTATCTAGCCCTATCTTTCATAAAATTTAGTTCTTCTTTGAATCTATTTTGTGAAAACCAATTGCCTGATGTTCCTTTAGGAGCTTTTGGTGGATTAAATTTTGGCATCTTGTTAGTTGCCTTAAATGTATTGGTTGCTCTATTCGCCGCCAATGAATACTTGATACCAGCTTTTACACCTTGTGCTAATAAACCACCCGGTATCACAAAACTTGCAACCTCACCAAACGTGTCTATGGTTTGCTTGTTGTCTTTATAAAACTTTTTACCTCTTTTAAGTAAACTTTCCATGTCTTTTTATACCATACCTTATTGGGGAATGAAAATACTTTGAGGGAAAATAATGCGAGGGGAACCCCTATACATATGGTGACTGCCTAGTTTTCTAACCCCCATGTCTATGGATAATGTCCCTGTAATATTCCTACCCCAAGTCTATTGTAACCTTAAAGTCCCCTGCTACTAGGTGTTGGTGTTTGTCTGGAGCTTTGAATCCTGCCCTATCTAGTATGTCTTTACTAGCTTCAAGCTGTACATACTCTGACTTAGCCCCACTAGACAGGGACATTAACTTATTAACAGCCTTAGCAGAAGATATACCTAGTGTTTGATTGATTACTTGCATCATGTACTTCTGTACCTCTGGTTTATGTAGCATCTTGGACCCATTTACCCTAGCAGAGTTTCCCTTATATCCTGCTATTAATGATGCTTCCTTTATAGTACATCCTGTTGATACTAGTGTATCTACTAATATCTTTGCTTTAGGGTGTATATCTGCTGCTGAGGCTATCTTCTTATTCATACTGAAGTTATATGCTACGCAAGGATGTTTGTAAAGTTCTGCGTAATATTTACTGTATTTTCTGTCATCTTAATTTGCTGTCTCTTGCCTTAAAATATTATTTCGTGTCGAATGTACCTCTAAGGTTCCCCTTTTGCAAGACGTTCCATACCAACCGACCCTCTTACTTGCAAAAGGACTGACCTAGAGGCTACCTATTCGCACATAATATTTAGGCGAGAGCCAGGAGTAAATTATGTCAGAAAATAAAATAGTAAATATTCCTACAGAAGATAAAATCCTATCTAGGAAGAAAGAACTTATGTTTAAAGACAGAGACTATCCTGAAAACAGCCACTATACCAGTGAGCTACGCAGTAGGATTATCTTCTGTCAGAATCGTAAGAGACTGATGCAGAACCAAATATCTGATTTCAAAGCTCAGGTAAATGAAATAACAGATGAACCTGCAAGGCGTGAAGATGTCGCAACACAAGACAGAATCAATGCCTTGGAGGGTTTTATTGCACGCAATGAAGAATCATTCAGAATTTGCGAGTATGAAGAAAGTAAATATCAGAAACAACATGAAGAATTAACTGGTAAGACATTCGTAAGAAAAGCTCAGACCAGCAAATTCAACGCAGTTGGTTCATCTGGTAACCAATACTTAAAGATGAAATCAGTAATATAACTTCATCACAAAGATATCTGAGTTGTTAATTCAGCTCAGGTATCTAATTACAACAATCAACAATCACAAAGTCAGCTGTTATTTGGCTGGCTAGGGAGGTGTATAACTATGGGCATGGTGCGTTTTGAATTGTGCGTGAGTTCTAAAAGGGTGCGGAGAATCGCATTCGGATTTGATACGAGGGATCACTACGTTTATACATTTAAAAGAATTAAATATATAAGTTAATTTAATTTGATTATGTAGTACAAATGTAGTACAATTGTAGTACAAATTAAGGAGTTATATTATGAAACATTACGCAATAACAATAGATAAAATTACAACAGAAACATATTATATTAAATGTGATTCTGATGAAGT